CACAGATGCCACAGGGGGAAATAGAACCGCAAGAGGTGGCAAATATACCTCCTGAGATCTTGCAAGCCTTAGAGAAGTTTCCTGAGCCTATACGGAGATTATTGTTACAGATGGAACCTGACAAGTTGATGGTTCTATTGGACAACCCTGATAAGTTGATGGAGATTATTCGGCAGATGATGGAAGAGCAGAATAGTTGGGTGAGCAAGGGGAATTTGTTAAGAAGGAAAGAGGTATTTATTTATGAGTAAACTTGAAAAACTTATCGAGACAATGGAATATGCAGTTTTAAATGGCAAAGGAATTATGGTTTTGATTACTATGCCAGATTTACCGGAACCAGAAATGATTACGAATCCACCCAATAACGTGAAGGTTAAGATGGAGTATTACAAAAAAGCCTACAATGATAACCTCGAGCTTAAAAACAACCCTGTAATTGCAATTGGACATTACGAATTAATCTAAATAAAGTCAACTGATGAGCTGGAATGCTCTTATTTTTATCTTTATTTTAAGGAGGTGAACAATATGGCAAACCAAGGCGGTAAAAATCTACCAAAATCTATGCCCTGCAAGAGCTCGTTCGTGTATAACTTGGGCACTGGCGAAAGAAGTCAACCTGCAACACGAATCCAAAAAGGTGGGGATCTCAGAGCCAAGAAAGGTCTCAATAACGGAAAATAACCCCAATTAATACCGTACGAGGAGGCAATACCAGCCTCCTTTTTTCTATGCCCTAAAAGGCGACACTCGGATAGACGAGTATAACGGTGGCGACCGCATAACGCAGGAGGTAACACATGTTCAATAGTTTTAACTTAAAGAATTTACGTCCAATGATGGATGAAGATGGCGCAATCGGAGGGGCCGCCGCCTCCACAGGAACCGAAGGAACATCAACAGGAGCAGAAACCGGAAGCGAACCCGGCACAGAGGGAACCCAAGGAAGCGAGGGAACTTCTGGTGGTACTGAGTCCGCTACTCAGAAAGCATCACAACCTCCTGAAGTAAATGCCGCATTTAGGGAAATGAGGCTAAAGACAGAGGCAGCCGAAAAACGCGCTAATGATTCAGAAGCACAGCGTAAGCGCGATCAAGACATTGCGCGAAAGTATGGCAAGGAATACAACGTTTATTCGGATGCCGATGTGGAATCACAGTGGGGCAAGAGTCATGGCATTAAGACTGTTGAGGAATTTGAGGCTGCCCTGCAAAAAGAAGAGTACAAGGCAAAGGGCGTTGACCCGGACCTAATCAATGAACTCGTTGCGAATCATCCCGACATCAAAGCGGCTAAAGCACAGCAAGGTCAAGCTGCAATCAACGCGGAGATTTCCGAGTTATCGAGCGAGTATCCCGATTTGAAGGTTAAGACTCTAGCCGACATGCAAGCGTTACCTAACTTTGAGGCTATTAAAGCGAAGGCGTACAAAGGGATGACCCTTTTAGAAGCTTATGAGGCTGTTAATCGCGCTGAGATTCGCCAGAGAGCTAAGGAGGAAGGGGCGCAGGGGGCTATTAGGAATATCAGTTCGAAGGATCACTTGGGTACTGAGAAGAGTGGGAACCAACAACAGGGTAAAGAGGTTGAAGTGAGCGCAGAGAAGATGAGGGTTTGGAGGGCTATGGGCTATACGGAAGCTGAGGCCCGAAAGAAAGAAGCTAAGTACTTAAAGAAATAAGGAGAGTGTAAACCATGGCGTTAAGAATTATCGGTAGTATCCTCGGTAACTACCACGGCAAGTTCGTAGAGGATCTTTATATGACGGACTCTGAGGCGGCTGTTGTCGGACAGGGTTATTATTTGTCGAGCCAGCGATGGACAAAATCTGCAACAACGGCGGCAGTTGAGGCTGTTTGCATTAAGGCGGCAACAGCTGGAACGGATGTTTTGGCTGTGATGGAGTTGGTGAAGCCGGGGGACATCATTGAGGCAGATTACACGGGAACTCCTGATGCGGCGTTCTTGCCGGGGTTAAAGTTGGCTGTATTGGATTCTAATGGGGCTAATGTGGCCTCTGCCACTGTAACGGGTGGGCACTTGCGGATCTTGAAGAAGGATACCGCAAATACAAAAGTTCAAGTGATTGCCAGCAAAAATATTTGCCAGGCTTAATTTAAGAAAGACAGAGGTGTAGTGTAATGGGTGTAATGATTCAGAGTTCAGGCAATTTCCAAAAGATGGTAGGTTTGTATGAAAATCCCTTGCTTGAGTATTGGCAGGATAAATACGCTAAGGCATACAAGAACTCTTTGATTCCAGAATTATTCGACGAAGTGCAATCCGATAACGCGACTGAGGCAATCAGTGAGCTTGTCGGTGCTGTTGATTTTAAGGAGTGGAACGGTGAGTTTTCATACGGTGATATAAAAGATTCCCCAAATGCTAAAGTATGGACTCCGCTGGTTTGGCAAGCTGGAATTCAGTATGACCGCTTCACGTTGTCTAACGCTAAGTTGGTGAATCTAAAGAACGAACACGGCATGTTTGCACTTGGCGCTGCCCGTACTCGTAACGCTTGTGCTGGGGGAATCTTTACCTATGCCGATCAAACTAGCTTCACTGTTAATGGTGTTCCGCTAAATTGGACACTGACATCTAATGGATTGCCCTTGGCGAGCAACAGTCAGACTTCGGCAAACTACTCCACGACTCAAGATAATCTTGAGACACTAGAGTTGAACGAAGAAAATCTTGAGACAGTATGTCAAAAGATGTTTGACACAAAGGACGAAAGCGGAAAGGAATCCCAACTAAATCCCGATACTTTAATTGTACCTACAGCCCTTCGCAAGCGGGCATTAGAGATTGTTGGCTCTACCGGCAAGTCCGATACGGCAGACAACAATGTTAACGTTTACGATGGCAACTTAAAGGTAATTGTGTGGGACCAATTCCGTAAGCAAGCCGGAAAAACAGGACAACCTTGGTGCGTAATGGATGGTATGGCAGCGAAGGAAAGTCTTAAATGGGTGAATCGCCTTGAATCTGGTGACGATTATGAAGTTATTTCATGGAAAACAGAAGCGGAACAAAAATGGTCGATTGGATCTATTATGTGGTACTCTGCGGGGGCTTACGATTTTAGACCCTTCCAATTCAGCTTTCCAGCATAATTTTCATTGACTAATTAGGTTTACAAAATTAATAAAGCATGGTATAATCTATCTATAATAAGTGATTGGAGGATTATGCCATGCTCGCTATTTGTCCGGTATGCGGAGAAGAATTTAATGCGGAGAGAGCGAAAAAGTATTGTAAACCCGAATGTGTTAAACGAGCTAGAGAATTGAGAAGAATTCCAAACATTAGAGTGTGTTCAGGCTGTGGAATCAAATTTAAACCAACTGGTCAAAATCAAAAGTATCATAGTGTTAAATGTCGTAAAGACAATACCTATGAAGACCATTATAAAAATAGTGTTATGAAACTCAGGGACAAAAATCTATTCGGTGGCAATCGAGAATTGGCATTGCGAAGAGATGGATATGGATGTACCGTATGTGGTGGTACTCAACAATTAAGCGTCCATCACAAAGACAGAAGCGGACAAACCGACAATCCTAATCATGACCTAAGTAATCTTGTTACCCTTTGTAATCCTTGCCATTGCCAAGAACACCGCGCCGACAAAATGGGTGATAGGACTGCATTTGAAACAACTTGCCAAGAGTGCGGCGAAGTATTCAAAACTACGCCGTATAGGATTTCAATTGGAGCAGGAAGTTTTTGCGGAGCAGAATGTAGGGATAGGGCTAATATAACCCTTACAGATGAGCAACAAAAAGAACTACAGCATTCTTTGACTAAGCCAAACTGGATAGTAGTTCAATGCTCCAATCCTGCCTGTGGTAAGGAGTTTGAGGTTCCTCCAAATAGAGTAAAAAGATCGCTGGATAAACACGGGAAAATAGTTCTATACCATCATCGTTCTTGCAGAACTATTACAGAAAACCATAAAAGGGCAAAACCAAAACCAAAAAAGCCAACGAAACTAACCCCAAGAGAGGGGTTTAAGTTCTGTACAAAATGCGGTGATGAACTTCCCACAACGACGGATTTTTTTCACAAACGTGTCGATAATGGAACTGAGAAACTGAAGAACACTTGCAAGAAATGCGTCTCGCTAAAAGAGTCATCCAACTATACCGCTAATAGGGAAGCGATAAGAGCGCGACAAAATAAAAGTCATAATGAGAACAAGGATGAAATAAACGCTCGTAGTCGTGAAAAATATCAAAACGGCGGTAAAGAAAAGAAATCGGCATACTATGAGGGAAATAAAGAAGCCATAAACGAAAAGGCATTGCATCGCAGGGAAGGAAACCGCGAAAACATTCGAGCTATCGCTAGGGAATATAGCAAACGTCCGGAAGTAAAAAAACGTATAACCGAACAGCGAAAAGCTAATCCTGAAAAATTCAGAAAACAGTATAATCTTTATTATCACGGAGCAGGAAAAGAACGCATCATTGCCATTGGTAAGCGCAGGGAGGCTAAAAAGAAAAATGCAGTCGCAACCCTAACCCCTGAACAATGGCTAGATACCCTTGATTCTTTCGATAATTGTTGTGTGTACTGCGGCGAAAAGCTAGTAAACGTGCAACAAGATCATGTGATTCCGGTATCGGCAGGTGGGGGTTACACAAAGTTAAACATGCTTCCTGCTTGCAAGTCTTGCAATTCAAGCAAGCATAATCATTTGCTGGAAGAATGGTATCCAAGACAACCTTATTTTCTTGAATCTCGCCTAGTAAAAATCCACGCATGGATAGGCTTCGACACAAAATCAAATACCCAACAACTAGCACTCTGCTAAAGGGTGCTTTTCCTATTTAATGCGGCAAAAAACCGCGAGGGGGAAACCCCTGTTAAATTAAGGAGGTAATTCGAATGTCAAACAATAGACACTTTGGGCACAAGTATTCACACTTTGGCGAGGACACAAAGGGCATGGACGTAAAAGCCTTTGGTGATACCACAGGTAAATATTTCTTATGGGATGCCGACATAAACACATTCAGTGTGAGGGGAATTTCCAAGCTATTTAATCGTCCAACTACTGATGCATTTGCGCTACAAATTAAGTCAGAGTTTACGGACACTGACTCAGGGCATAACTGCCTTGAGGTAACAGCAGATTGCAAGGCGGCATTAGTGACAGGTGGCGGCAATACCGCAGTACAGGGTGTGTCGAGGCTTGCTGCAACCTATACCGCAACAGGCGGCTCCTTGATCGGGACTTATGGACAAGTTGCGAATAATGGCACAGTAAACGGTTCGGGAATAATGATGGCCGGACTATACGGATTAATTGAGGATGGTGGAGTTTATACGTCGGTTTCTCATTTGTCTGCTGCATGGCTGGACTCACACCTTGATCAAACTGTTAGCGCTGGAGAAGTAGAGCTTTTGTATATGTCCAATAATGGCGACACAACTTTCGACCAAGCTATGTACATTTACGCAGGGAATAAGATCACTAACCTATTCAATATCAACACAGCATCAGGAATGCTGGCAGACAATGATGCTGGCGGTAGCACTCTGGACTTTACGAACTGGCGCACAATAAAGATAGTTCTCGAAGGAGAGACTTACTATCTTGTAGCCGCTAAGACTATTGCAAATTCATAATCACAATTAACGAGGAGACCTTCGGGTCTCCTTAATTTTTAGGGAGGTATTATGTTAAACATTGTTAAGAGACAACAACAAGAATTATTAGTTGGTTTGGCTAATCTATACATTCAGAAGGAATCATTAGACAAGCAGATCGAAGCTCAAAAGGTAGCAATACAGCAATGCGCCACTTTAGTAAAAGAAGTTGAAAAGGGCGATGACAATGTTCAACCTTAAACCCGAAAACCTCGTAGGAGACACCAATAAACTCCTATTTCTAATAGTAACAGAACTACAACAACTCAATGACAATGTCCAATCCCTGCGTCCAATCGCGAAGGACACAGTGGTTCAATCAGTCGTTGAGTCTGTTAAACCCATAGTTAAGCGCAGACCAACTGTCAACAAAAAGGGCAATACAAGAATAAAACCCCATAAGCACATTACGCAAAGCGTCGAGCTATACAAATCTGAACTCTAACCAAAAAGGGGGGGTGAGACAACTGTTGATAAATGTTTATAAAACTATAAAGAACTCTATTTATTTTTAATAGAGTTATCAAGAATAGTAACCATTAAATTATTTAGTGAGCGGTTCTGTTCTTTGGCTAGTTCTTCTAGTTTCTTTTTTAGGGCTTTAGGCATTATTAACCCAGTCCTTACGTTGCTTGAACTAATAGTCATCGTTATCACCTCATATTCATTATACCAGTATTAACATAGCATTGTAAAGGTGTTGATACTGTGATACAATATGAATGAGGTGATAATGAATGATACTAGGGAAGAAAGTTAGACTCAAGCCCACAGAAGCGCAGGAACACCGACTATGGAAATCCTCTGGAACTGCGCGATGGGCATATAACTGGGCATTAGGCAGGCAGGAAACTAATTATGCCAATGGCGGGAATTTTCTTTCCGACAATGATTTGAGGAAAGAAATCACTCAACTAAAGCAAACGGAAGAGTTTTCTTGGCTAGGTGAGGTTTCCAACAACATCCCAAAGCAAGCCGTTAAAGATGCCTGTGATGCCTATAAGAAGTTCTTTAAACATCTAGCTGAAAAACCTAAGTTCAAGAGTAGAAGAAAGTCAAAACCTTCATTCTATAATGACACAATGAAGCTTAAGGTTAAAGCTGGAATCGTTCTAATTGAGAAAATCGGATGGATCAAGACTGCTGAACAGTTACCTATAGGTATTAAATACACTAATCCTCGTATCTCATTTGATGGAAAGTATTGGTATGTGTCCATCGGAACCGAGCAAGAGCAAGTTGTTGAACCACTAACAAATGAAGTCATCGGCATTGACGTTGGGATCAAAGTCCTAGCATCCTGTTCAAATGGCATGGTGTTTAAGAATATCAATAAGTCCCAAAGTGTTAAGAAGTTAGAAAAACGTCTTCGTAGGTTGCAACGAAAGGTATCTCGTAAATACCTAAAAAATAAGAAGGGGGTACGTTACGTCAAAACCTGCAACATTATAAAAGTTGAGAAGCAAATCCGCGTGCTACATCGAAAGATAACTGGAATCAGAAGTAATCATATCCACCAAGCCACCAATGCAATCGTGAAAACCAAACCTTGCAGAGTGGTTGTGGAAACTCTAAATATCAAGGGTATGATGAAGAATCGACATCTATCTAAAGCAATTGCACAACAAAAACTGTATGACTTTAAGACAAAGCTCCAATACAAGTGTGAGAAACACGGCATTGAACTCGTTGAGGCAGACAAGTGGTTTCCTTCGAGTAAGATGTGTTCCAGTTGTGGAGCTATCAAGAAGGACTTGAAGTTATCAGATAGAGTATACAGATGTAATTGTGGTTTAGGGATAGATCGAGATTTGAATGCTTCCATTAACCTTTCGAGGTATAAATTAGTAGTCTAGTCACCCAAAAGACACTACTAATATGTACGATTCGTTGCATCGGATTTTAAGCCTATGGAGTGTTATATCAAACGAAAGTAGTCCTCGGACAAAATCGGACACTATGAAATAGGAAGCAAACAAAGCTTTAATAGACTTTTATAAAGTTTTGGCAACGGAAAAGCAATGTCAACTCTGACTAAATTTATCGGTAGAGTACCCAATCAAGTAACCCTCCAAGATGGGGCAACTGCAACCGGGAATGGAACGGCCTATACTGCAATTATGCCAATGACGTTAAACTTCGAAATAACAGGCACTAGCGCATCGAGGACTATAGTGTTTGAAATAGCAGGACCAAAAGGAGTATATCAATCCCATCCCGCCTTCAAACTCGGTGACACTACCTACACCCCCGCCACAACAACTACGGGCGGATCTGACACGACACCTGAAACATGGGAAGTCGATGTACCTGCTAATTATTCCTTCCGTGCTAGGATTTCCGCAGTAGCAGGAGGGGGTATACATGCATCCGGAACGGCGGTGGCACAATAATGAGTACAGTAGATAAGGTTGCCAGGGGTCAACTCAGTGCGTATAAGGCAGAAACTGCGACTCAAATTGTTGATAGAGTTAATGTAAAATTCCCGCCTGTGCCTATGGTCGGTGCAAAGGGCGACAATTCCTCAGATGATACAACCGTAATACAAGCCATTGCCGACTATTGCAAAACTAATAGCAAAATTTTGTATTTTCCTAACGGAGCATTTCTTTTCACAACCTTAAACCTAAGAGGATCGAGATTAATAAGTGATAGTGTACAAAATCCTACATTCCAATTTATTGAAGCACTTCGAGTAGAGTGTAGTGAAGGGACTATTCTAAAACATATAGGTACTGGTGTAGGAATCGAGTGGGGTGGAACAGGAGAAATTGAGGAAGTCGGCACAAATTTCAGTCGTGGTGGGTATTTAAAGAAATTGCAACTACAGGGGAATATAAACTCTACTAAAGTTCTGAGAATCGTAAAAAATGTAGAGGGCGAAGTCGATGTAAGGGTTGACTACGGGCAAATTGGTATCGAGACAAAAGAGTTTAACGCTGGACAAATTAACTTAAATTTGATGTGGCAGCAAAATACAGGTTGGTTTATAAGTGGTGGAACAAATGGCATTGAAGTAGGAAAATGTCACATCAGACGTTGCCAGGGGAATCCAATCACAACCGCAAGCGCATTACAGTCGGACTCTAGTTACGCTTTGCATTTTAACACATTGATTTTAGAGGGTAATTTACTACCTTGTATAATTGGTAGGTGTCAAAGCTTAATTATCGATGGGCACTATTCGGAAGCTAACGTAAAAGGTGATTTTATCATTGGTGGCGTAGGATTTAATGTAGACGGGTTTAGGATTAAATCTTACTTAAATCTATCTACAAATGACGGAACCCCTGTGTTTACATTTGTTGGTGTGAGAAATGCAATAGTTGATATTGGGTATTTAGCAAATGGGGATGTTGGATGTAATGTTATTAATACAGACAACACAAGTCGATTCGAGATATACACACCATCATTTTCTTTCTTCACGGGCAATTCAGTCGTCTATGATAGCGATGGGTTAGCTATCTTAATTGATAAAACAGGAGGATGGACTTACTCAAAAATTTTTAATGGGACCGTATTTGTAAAGAGTTCGACAACTATAGATTATCACTATTATAAAAAAATGTTTACTGGTACGGCTACTACTGGTCTTATATCGACAAGGGTTACAGGTGATACTACGGATAGGGTTAATATTAGAGCCGACGGAACAATTGAAAATGGTCTTGGTGACGCAACTGGATATATGCAACAGTTTGGATTTGTTAATTTTGGTGCTGGATTAATCGGGTATGGAAATCGGGCAGGGGTTATCCCGTGGATACCTGTCAAAATAGCAGGTGATCCAGTTACGGCAGGATGGGGAGTAAATCAAAAAGGTTGGGAATGGTTTAATACGACAGCAAATAAAAAGAAGTTTTGGAGCGGTACAGCAATAGAGACTGTTACATCGGCGTAATGTCGCAGTAGACCGATTAGTCGCAACAACTAAAAATATAACCGTCCTTTTGGGCGGTTATTTTATTTGAAAGGAGGAAAGAAATGGCGATCAATTACGGTCAAATCAGAACAGCCACATTAAAGATTCTTGGGGAATTCAGCTCAAGAGGGGCCGTTACTCCGCAAAGCAAAAATGCTGATTTCAATTATCAGATCCAACAAATCGTCAATGAAAGCATTTATGAGCTGGCAAGCACAACAGCAAAACTCCCCAAAACTCTCCCTGTCCCCCATAACCCAGTTAAGAACACTCTCTCTGACGATACGAGTTCGATCAGAACCCATATCCCGAACGTTGATTTCTCTATCTCGCTTGGTAATGCAAAATCATGTGTTCTCGAAACAACCGGACCATCTACCATTGTCATTGAAGAAACAAGCGATGGTTCAACCTATACGGAAATCGAGACAATCACCGTACTATCAACCGTTACTACTTTTGCAGAATATAAACGGCTAATTATCCCAACCCTTCCGACTAACACAATCAGGCTGAGATTCACCGGAGATTATGTTTATCTATTCCGTAATTATTGCCTATACCCTTATTCTTGGCCCTTGGCAGCAGACATTCCTTCTCATGCTCCTTGGAGAAAGTTAGTTACTCCTGATGATTTCCTAGACCTAAACTATGTGGAGATTACAAGGGATGCAAGGCAATACTTGCCTTATTCTAATCTCATTAAGACTCCTGAGAATGAGCTCTTCGTTAATAATCTAGAACAGGCGTGTGAGTTCAAGATCCATTACTGGCGCAAACCAACGCTCCTAACTTTCATGGATGTTCAGGCGACTGATGATGCTATGGTGATCGATTTAAGGGATGACGCGAGTTTAATAATCCCTTATAACGTAGCCGGAACCATTCAGAACTCGGAAGAGGCGG